TTTCCTTTATATACATTTAAAGTAGTAAAATCAGATATAAAGTTATCTAATATAACATTATTGGCTTCATCAACTGAACCTAACTGTACTTTTCTAACTAATCCCATTTCTTTTTGTCTTGCTGCTAAACCTACATACATAGCTTTAGCTATTTGCTCATCTATTAATCCCTGTTCTGCTTTAAGTGGTATCTTTATAGATACATCTAAATAAACATTTTCTTCTACAATGACATTTTTTTTATTCCTTTTTACTTCTTGCCATATACCTAATACATGTCCTTCTTTAGATAATAAAGTTTTATTTTTGTCTATATAATTTTTAATTCTTTCAGGAGTAAATTCACCTTTTTGAAATTTCATTATATCTTCTAAATCTTTGTAAGGACTGACATAAATACCTTCGAGAAAATCTAAATCCTGTCCATCAACAACAGATTTACTTAAATCAAAGCTACCACCAATTTCACCTTTAACTGCTTCATCCCATATATCATTTGCATATAATGTTCCAGAGTTAATTGACTTACTTGGTATTGGTTTACTTGTATCTAAATCTAATACTCTCTTTATTACTGATTGATTAACTGTGTATTCTTTATGTCTACCTTTTATAAGGTTGTCTAATATTTTATTAATGTTAAATTTTTTGTTACTTATTCCTAATCGTTCAAGCATTTCTTTATAAGACATACTTGGATTATTTTCTAGTGCTTCTGTAAAATCATCTACAATTTTATTTATTAATGACTCATCTTCTAGTTTTACTCTTAGTTCATTTCTTAACCTAGCTGTTTGTAAATTAGATAAACCACCATTTACTATAAGTGCTTCATCATGTATAGATGCTGCATACGCTGATATCTTTGTATTGTTAGCACCACTTCTTACATTAGCTATTTCTTTAGGTGTTATATATGCTGATTTTTCTGCATTCTGTAAATCTAAATCAAATACTATTTCATCACTTGACCCTGCACCTCTAAACAATCGTGCATCAAATAATCCTTCAGAGTTATATAAAACTGTATCTATAGACTTGTCATTAAACTTTAAAGACACAGGAACTTTAGCTGCAAGTAATTTATCTAGTTCTTCTGGTGTTATTCTTGCTTGTTCTAAGTTTTGTTTAGCTAGTTGTACAATATTATCTGGTAAATTTATTGGACTACCTTTGTCATAATGTTTTGCTAACAATTCAGCTAAACCTTCTTTAGTTGCAAATGGAATATTGTTTTCTAAGAAATAAAAATATGCTTGTTTAAATGTAGGTATTCTTGACCATACTGCTTCTAACTGTCCTACAGCAAAGAACATACTGTCAAAAAATGCTGTAACAAAATTAGCTGCTTCCTTATTTACACTCTTAGATAATCCTGGCACAGATGTTGGTAAGTCTTCATACACAGGTTGCATAAGTTTTTGTATTTCTCTTTTAGCTTTATTTGCTTGTGTACTTCTTAATATATTAAAGTGTGTTAAATCAATTCCTTTTATAGTTTGGCTACCTATTACTTCTAGTAATTCATCACTACCACCAGTAAAACCATTAAGTGTTTGTCTGTATTGAGCAACAATATTTGCTACATCTGACTCATCTTCAATTACTTTTACAATTTTTATACCACCATCCTTTTGATTTCTAGCAATAATTCTTTTATTCAAAATTAATAATGATTCTGTTAGCTCTTGACTATCTAATATTTGTTTAACTAATTCATCATCTGTTAATCCTTCACGCAACCCTCTTGCAATAGTTGGCATTAATGGGTCATGTACAACTTGTGTAACCATAAAGTCAACATAGCTTTCTATGTATCGTTCATTAGGCACAAAAGGTAATACTGTTCCATTTTTAAGTTTTACATTTTTACTTCCTTGTTTTAATACTTCTTCCCATAAATCAGTAGGCTTAGTAAATTGTGATGTGAATTTAGGGTCTCTTGCAAACATAGCCATAACTTCTGGTATAGAGTATTCTTGTTTACCTTCTTTAACTATGTTCATTACTCTACGCATAGACCTTGGTAGCCACTCTGGACCTTTTTCTGATACAGTTCTAAATGGTCCTTTTAATCCTGTATATACATCTACACCTAATCCTTTAGCTAAATATCCTTCTGGGTCATTTGCTAATAGTTTTAATAAACCTACTGGATTTCTAAATAACGAATCTAAACCTAATGTTCCCATTCGCAACTGTCCATCAAGCATAACTTTTAATGGGAAGGATAATCTAAATAACAACTGTAATGGCATCCATCCTCTTGATACTGCTGTAAACAATCCTGTTTCAGCTAAACCTATACCTGTTTCTAAACCTTTATAAATAAGTGATGGGTCTTTTAAATCTTTAAAAGCAGAAGCTGTTACTTGACCTAATGGTGTGTCTGGGTCAAAGAATGTACCTTTAATACCACTATCATGTGCTTGTCTTATTAAATCGATACTTTCATCTACAGTTTTTGAGCCACTCCATTTATTTCTTAATTTTCTTTTTAATCCTGTATATCGTAATGTTTGTCTTAGGTTAGGAACAGCTATAGACATATCTCTATTCTGACTAATCATTGAAATAAATTTATCTGAAAACTTAATTAAATCTTCTTCATTTGCAAACAAAGAACCAAATGTTTTCTTTACTAATACATTTACAAAATCTGGGTCTTTAAATTTATTTAAAATACTTGCATTGTACATTCCAGCTTCTACACCGAAACCTCTAACTTCATCTATGTTCTTTTGAAAAAAATCTGCTATCTCATTATCTGCTAATCCAAATAATGATTTAAGTTGTATAGCTGCTTCTACTTGAAGTAAGTCATCATAATATATTTTTTGTGCAAGTGCTTGGTCATTGTTTTTTACTGCACGAACAAACTCTCTTAAATACTTTTCTATAACTGGGTCAGGAATAGAAAACATATTACCTACTTTGTAAAATGTATCTGCTGCTTGTGTAGGGTTAGATAAATCTCCCCATGGCATAGAAGGTAATCTTCTATCTCTACCTGCAAATATATCTAATATACTTCCTGTTCTTGATGCAACTGATTTATTAAATACTTCATCAGGTTTACCTTTCATTAACTCTGCAATATTATCTATCCAAGCATCATCTAATACTTTTGGTTGTAAAGCATATTGAATAGCATCTCCGACAGTTTCACCACCTACAGGTATTTTGCTACCAGGTATTGTTCTTGAACCTGCTCTAACATCTGCAACAAATCCAGATGTTATTCCTTGCTTTAATATTTCATAAGAGTTATTTGGATTATCTACAAGTCTCAATGCAAATTCTGGGTGCATACCATTTTCTACTAGGGATAACAATGCTGGTGCATCAGGAGATTCTTCCATAAGTCCTTTAAACTTATTAGACCAACCTACTAAAGCATCATCATTCTTAGCCCACCATTCAGATACTTCCATACCACCATCAATAACTTCATCTTGATACTTCTTACCTAGACCAGCTAATACTTCATCCATGTTTTGGCTTTTGCCTACAACACCTACACCTTTACTTCCTAATACAAATAAATCAGTTTTGTACATTGTGTAAGCATTTAATAGACCTGACAAATATCTACCTGGTCCTTTTTTATTTGGGTCAAAAGCTAGTTCAGATAACATTTCGTTAGCTTTAGTTTCTATGTCTTCTAGTAAATCTTTTGTCTCATCTTCTGTTATTAATCCTTCTGCTGCTGCACCTCTAACAGTTGCAATTAATGTTTCATATTCGTTATTGATATTATCTGCTAGTGCATATTTAGGAGAATATTTATTTTCCATGCTTCCTAAAAACATCATTCTGTAGTAATCACCTACATTTGCAGTTACACCTTGTTCATATAAACCATCTCTACTTTCTACTGCATCTTCTAATACTTCACTTCTATTTAAAAATTGTGGAACGCTAACTTGTTTATTAAATACTTCTATAACAGGTTTTTCTGGATTTAATGGTGCTGCTAATAAATCATTAGCTGTTCTATACCATAGCTCTGCTTTTTCGCTAAATGTTAATGGTCGTTTTGTACCATTAGTTATTATCTTTAAATTTTTGTCAAACACATCTGGAGTTGCTTGTAATACAGCACCCAAATTTGTTTTATTATCTTCTACAATTTTTTTGTAATCTACACCTATTTCACCTAAATAATCTAATGCTGTTTGACTTGGAGTAAATCTAATAAAATCATTTTTAATTCCTGGGTTGTTTTCATAATTACCTTCAATTATTTCTTGTGTAGATGCACCAACTATTGCACCACCAACTGCACCTAATGCACCTATAGCACCACCTGCTAATGCACCTAAAGGACCACCTATAGAACCTGCTACAGCACCTGCTGTACCTGCTGCTGCTACACCACCTATACCAGCACCTATTGCACCAGATAAACCATTACCTTTTACAAATGATGTAAGTCCTGCTCTAGCTCTTATAGTCCAAGGTAATTTTTTTTGTGGTTCAGTTTGTCCAGGATAATATCTGTAACTTCTTGCACCAGAAAAATCTCCTCTTTCTTTTAATAATCTATCTGCTTCTGCCTCAAACTCTATACCAAACTGTGGTCCAAAAATTCCTTGAAAAGCATAGTATGGTGTCTCCAATGCCAACATAGCACCATTCCACAACAAACTACTAAAGTTAGTTCCTGGGTATCGTGCATCTAAACCTTTTCTAACAGTAGATAAAAGTTTTAATGGATTATTATATCCTCCACCTGATAATGCAGATTTAACAAATGATGTATGTTCTCTGTCCTCTACAGTATTAAAGTTTTCATATTTTCTATAATTATTATTATTAGTTGTTTTCCACAATTCGTAATAATCTCTGTTAGATACATTTTCATTTGCTAATGCAGCAATTAAATTTTCATCTTCTCTAGGATTGAATTTTTCTAATTCGTAATATCTTTTAGATATAGCATCAGTATCTAAATTAATCTCTTGATTATTTTCAAATTGTTTTTTGGCATCTGATTCAGCTTTTGACTTAAACCAGTCTTCACTCCAATTAGTGAAAAAACTCATAGCAACCTATTTTTAATTGCTCTGTGTGGATATTTTTTTAATATAATACTTTTTAATGTTTCTACTCTATTAGCAGAAGTATCAAACAACTGTGGCATATCTGATATTTGATTACCTGGTTCTCCTGGAACTTGTGTTGGTGCAGAAAATAATTCATCTCCCATTGGTGTTGGTAAGTTACCTACATTAGGCATACCACCTGTAGCAACTACTTCTTGTGCAACTGGTCCACCTATAGCATCAATTTGATTTTGTATTGCTTTAGTTTGACCAAATGGGTCTCCCTTTGCTGTTGGTGGTGCAACTATATCTGCATATGCACCATCTACTTTTGTATCTGTATTTTTACTTAATGCACTTGGTTTTCTAACCATTATTCAAAATCTCCTGGATTCTCTACTTCAAACCCTAAGTTAATACTAATCCAAACACCAGGTATTGGTGTAGGTAATATCATATTACCAAGAGGTACATCATATTGTGATATATACTCTCTTTGTATTGTAGGGTCATTATCATCTACTGGAATATCATTCCAATCTTCTTGATTGATAATGTCAAAAAACTTTTTATTAATATCAGGCAAGAGGACCACCACCAGCTAACCCTGCCAAGACACTTGCAATATCTGGTTCAGCTACTGGACCTTGTGGTATTCCCTGTTGTGCCTGTTGTTGTGCTAACATCATTTCTTCTGGACTCATCTCTGGCTCTTCTGGCGTATAGAACTTATCCATTATCTTTGTCATATTTTGTGGATTTTTTCTTATCTCTATAGCTGCCATAGTTGCTTTAGGGTCTCCTTGTGCAGCTTGTGCCATTAATGATTCAAACAATACTGTCTCTGCTTTTTCTGCTGATATACGCTGTTGTATCTTAGTAATGTTATCTAGTCCATCCATGTTTTCTTGTAGAGTCTGTGTATCTATTATGCCTTGTTGTTTTAATTGCAACCCTGTTATTATTTTTTGTGGTTCATCAAACCCTGCCATAACTCCATAGACTCTTCTTGTAGTATAAAATTCTTTTATGTCTGATGATGGTGTGTATGTTTCTCTATATGCAGTTCCTTTATGATATCCTGCAATAGGTTTTCTTGTATCACTAAACATAGCCTCATCATATTCAAGTCTTTTTGCATCTAACTCTTCTAGTGCATCTGCAAGAACTGCTTGATATTCTCTAACATGTAATGATGCAGATTGTCCTAGTTCTTCTAGTCCTCTACCAGTAACAAATGCGTTAGGAGATTGTCCATCATCTGATACAGGATATGCTGCACCAAGTCGCAAGTGTCGTTCTAGTCTATCTACTTGTTGAAATAATTGGTAAGGTAGATTGTTGACTGGCTTAGACACTTGCGAACCAGGTGTTAAATAGTTTACAGCAAATCTGCCTTTTCTATATTTTCCTGATTCTATCTCACCAATAATATTTGTTTCTGTAAAGACTGCATCTTCCATAGCAATAGTTCCAAGTATGTTAATCTTTGCCATATTTGCCATAAGACCAGTAATGTGTTGGAACTGTGATTGCATTTGGTCAAAGCTATATCTTTTAGCAATAACAAATGTTGGTCCTGATTTAAGTGGGTTAGGAATAAAGTCTATAGTTTTTTTATTTTCTGGAAGATATACATATGTACCATCTTCATTAATATATTCAACTACAACTTTTCCATGTCCTGTTGAGTTAGCCCAACTACCTGCTCTATCTGTACTATCTAACAGTGCAGAGTATGGATTCTGGAAACCTTCATTACCTTCTTGTGCGTATATATATCCTTTAGCTTCTGGATATTGATTAGCTAAAACTTTATGTGGAACTCTTGTAATTATTGCAAGTTCTTTTGGTTGTTGGTCATTACCAAAATATCCTGGGTAACAACTAAATGGGTCTCTTAATTCTGCAAATGGATAAGCATTACCATCTTTATCTTTTCTATGTTTAATTACCCATACAACAAAACCATA